TCCCTACACGACGCTCTTCCGATCTGTATTTCCGGCAGCGGCGAAAACTTCAACCGGCCGGGGGGAGGGTGCAAGGAACCCCGCAGGCGCGGGCCTGGGCTTCCGCGTGCCTAAGCGTCCGTCGATTTCCGCCGCGATCAGCGTCGCCGAAGCAATCTGTTTTTGCTCATTTCCGCCGCAGTCTTGCGGGAGTGGCAACTGTGGCACAGGCTCTGGAGGTTGCCGGGATCCGTGAACACAGCCCAGTCGCCCTTGTGGTCCCGGATGTGGTCCACGTCCGTGGCCCTCGTCCGGATGCCGTGCCGGGCGCACTCACGGCACCACGGCTCCCGCAGAAGCTGCTCACTGCGCAGCGTCTTCCAGTCCTGCGTCCTGTACATCCAGCGCCAGGCCTGAGCCTCCTGGCTCCGCTCCTTGGGCTTCGGCTGGTGCTCGGAGCAGTACCCGCCGGGCACCAGCCGATAGCAGCCCGGGTATAAACACGGTCTCAGCGGCTTTGTTGCCACGGGCTATCACCTCCGGGTAAAAACAAAAACGCCAGACCCAACAACGCCCCCTCCGGGGAGTCATTGGCTCTGGCGTTTAACGCTCTGGCCTTTCTCGATATCCAGGATCACCTCGCTGTGGCACGTCCGGCAGTACTCGACAATGCTGTGGCCGCTCGTGTCCGGCAGGATGCGCTTCAGCCGATGGTTTCTCTTGCAGATCGGGCAAGTTAACCATCCGTTCTTTACTGTTAGTTTATCACCGTTTTTAGGCGTTTGCAAGGCTTTTCCCTCACTTTCTCGGCGTTGTCCGTAAATATCCCCTAGGTTTCAAGAGGATACGCTATCTATAGATAGTAATACTAAACTTTGTTATTAAAATAAAAGCGCTATTTTTCGGGGAGCAGATACCGGCTGTAGCCGTACAGCCCCCACCCGCCCAGCTGAGGACGGTCCCGGCCCTGCATGGGCAGCGGTGTGGCACCCTTGGGCAGCCGCACCATGCCGCTCTTGCAGGTGGTCACCTCCGGAGGCGAAAGGTACTTACTCAGCGCCCGGGAGCAGCCCCATGGATGCCGCCCTACCTCCGGGACCTCCTTGGTAAAATAGATCGCCAGCCCACGGTAGCCGCCCTCTGACAGCACCCGCGCCCGGTCCCAGCGCACATCGTAGGCGCTGCCCCACGTCCGCCAGAGGTACTGTACCACGGCCGGCGGAAAGTCCTGATCCCGGAGAAACACGTGGATGTGGAGCCGGTGGTCACCGTGGAGGCCCTCCACCCGGTAAACGTAGTAATCCACCGGCCCGCGCTTCCACCGTCTGAGACGCTTCGCGAATGCGTCCCAAATCCGGTCCACCCCGGCCCGATTCGGCGGAAGGTGGTCATCGTCAAAAGTCAGCGTGTAAAAAATACCGTCATAGCCAAAGAGCGCCAGCCGGAGTTCCAGTTTATCAACGGTGGTGCGGCTGAGGGCCGGCCCGCACCGGCCCTGCACCGCTCCCGGCCCATAGCGACGAAGATATCCGTAGTTGTCCGTCACCAGCGCCTTGACCAACGGCCCCGCCCGCTGCCTGACGCACACAAACGGATCAGCCATCCCCGCCGTCCTTTCTCTCGCCGTCCATCTTGGCCCCGCAATGGCAATACGGCTGTCGTCTACTCTCTACTCTACCGCAACGTGAGCATCGGTAGTATCGTTCCGGCATGATGTGGTCACCGCCCAAGAATGAGATCCACCGCCCATGCACCACCGGGGCCACGTTGGCGGCCGTCTGTGCGTCTACCTCGCATATCACATCTTCCAGCAAGCCGCAACCGTGTACGTCATCAACGTCAGCATGAGCATCGCGCCAGCCATCTAAAATCTCGCGCAGCGCCTCCCGCTCAATGTATTCAGCCATCCTCATCCCCTCCAAATTCCGCCTCGTACTGTTCCGGCGTGATAATCTCAATATCCTTTGCGGAGTAGCCCAAGGTGTCGAGGCATATCAGCTTCGCCAGTTTGTCTTTGTCAAGGGCCGCCGCAGCGTCCTCATAAGATACGCCGGGTTTTGCCTCAAAGCTGATTTGAGCGCCAAACGCCCCAGCCACTCTAAAGCAGATTTTATATTCAGCCATTGTCAGCCCTCCTTCCTTTCCTGCGTCTCAAAGTAAAACTCAATCGGTTTTTCAGCCTCGATGACATTGCCATAAACCACGCCAATCTTGTAGATATAGTTCTCGCGCAGCTTTCGCGGAATTTCTGTGATGTAGCGTCTAAAAGTTTCAAGGGAATTTGCACGCTTGTAGTGATTGCACATCCGGCAGGCTGGCATGAGGTTGTCAAGGTCATCTGTTCCAGCGTCCTCAATACCCCACGCCCTCAATGGGTGAAAATGGTCTACCTGCATATCCTTGTAGGCGATTTTGCGTCCACAATACGCACAGTGGCCATTATACTTTCGGTAGACCGCTTCACGCTTTGATTTGCTAATTGCCATCCTTCGTCGCCTCCAATGCCGCTTTGGCTTCCTCGCTTGTCAGGAAAATGGTTTTACCGATGTCACTATCCTTGAATGAGCTACAGCCGTATTCGCATTCACAGTAGCGCTCACCGGAACAATCTTGTTCCCAGCGGTTGAATGGGCACCCCTTACAATTGGCACCGTCGCAATCAAACGTCACAAGGTACTCAATCCCTCCACCGTCACGCAGGCACATTTCGTCGATTTCGCACTTGATGATTTTGCCACTGGCAGCCCACACCGTATCTCCCACCTTGCACGGCGGCATTACCAGCCGCCCGTCTCTGTCGGCCTTGACCAGCTGGCGGAACCTGTCCAGTGCCTCACTGGCTTTTTGGTTTCCAATTAAATCCTGAAAAAACACCACAAAAGATTGAAACGCTTCTGGCGTCATGCCCGTGTCTAAATACTGACGCAGCAGCGGGCAGTGCGCCGCCGGGACCGCCGTGCAGAATCCGCCGACCGCAGTACAGTTCCCGTTATCCTCATGCCTAAAGCGGCAACGCAGGCAATTAACATTTCCCATCACATTCCCTCCGTCCTTTCAAACCTGATCTTCATTTGCGCTGGGCACAAGTCTACCTCCGGTCTGCGCTTTCCGGTCCATCGGAGACCGCCAGCTTGCCCGATGCACTTCCACCCGGCAGCCCGTAGGCTGGCCCCGTTTTCTGTGTCCAGAATATAGGTCACAAGCCGTTTATAGCCCATAGCCCGTGCCGCCCTCCATGCCGCCGCATACAGCATAGAGCAGGCGTTGCGGGTGCCGTCTGTGCAAAGCCGGTTGACCTCCAACGTCCAGCCATCGTCCAGATGACGGGCCACCGGGCGCCCCACAATGGCAACCCCTACGATTTTCTCGCCATCGGACAGCCCAATGGAAAACTTATGCCCCACCACAGGCCCGTGGTGCCGGTGGTACTGCTCAACGTAGGCATTGGCTTCTCGCAGTGTCATGGGGCAGATTTCAAGCATTGCTTTTCGCCTCCAATGCACGCTCCGCCTGCTCGTGTGTTAAAAAAATCGTTTTCCCTATGGAACTTTCTACGTATGAGCAGAACGGGCTTGTATCAATGTCCCACCGTCCCTGTATTGCGAGGTATCTCATGTTTCTGACTTTGTGCTCTAAGATTTCTCCGGCGAACACTCTGTATAATTTATCGCCCACTTTGCACGGCAGCATTACCAGCCGACCGTCCTTGTCGGCCTTAATCCATTTTTTAATCTTTTCAAGGCCATTCTTATGTATCCATATTGCTAATTCTGCGATTTCTTGCACAAGTTCGGGTGTCAGCCTCGTGTCCTCGTAAGCTCCTAACCGCGCATACAGCTGAGGGACAATACAGCCCTTTGTGCATCCGCCGGGATCATGACAACCTCTTTGGCAGTATTTATCTTGACCACAGCACTCCCAAGGGTCAAAATTTCGCCAGGCGTTATTCGTCAGTCTTTCCATCACATTCCCTCCATTCTGAGCCTCGCTCACGGCTTGCCCTCCCACGGAGATTCAAGCCATTTTTTAATTTCATGCCAATCTTCTGGCATCGTCGAAACACCAGAGAGGTTTTTCACGATGATATCCATCCGGAAATTGCACAGCACCCCGGCCAGCTCTTTATCCGTCATGCTTCGGATCCGGTCGGCGACGGTAACGGGCCACGTGCGATACGGGCACGCTTCGATTGCGGCGCATTTTTCAACGTCATAGCCCACCTGCATGGGGCAGTTTTCACCGGTGCATTTTTTCATAATTTCACCTCCGGCGGTTCCGGCAGCGGCATCCAGTGGGTAATCGTCGCCATCCGTCCGCGAATCGTCCATTGCTGATTGCCAAGATACACACAAAAGCACGGATTGGGTGGCGGATAACCTGATTCATTCTGTACTATGCCCAGCACCACCTTCGACACGCCCCATGAATCAGTCGCCGGCAGCCGCTCCTCCACCGGGATCCAGCGCCGTTCAAGCAGCTCCGCGCTCTCCTTGGCCACCAGCGCAGCCGCTTCCCGCACTTGCTTGTTTTGCCCCCGCAGCTTTTCAATCTCCTGCTGGAGCGCCGCGATGTGGGTGCTCTGGTTGGCGATCCGGTCATCTGCGGCAAGCCCCACCGCGTCAACATCGCAGGAGGACCACTCCGTCAAATTGACTTTTTTCGCCAGATCTTCCGGGACCGGCTCAGTTTTGTAAAATGGGCATTTCTTGCAGTCGCCCATTGGCCCGCCTGATGTTGAAACGCATCTTAAGGCACTTACGAGTTCTTGATCTCTCAAAACGGCAGCTCTCCTTCCTCATCCTCCGGGATCTCCCGGAAGTCCCCAGACGCAGACGGCGTGTCCGATTCGGGCCGCTTGCTATCACCAAAATACACATGCTCCGCCACCACTTCGGCAGAGCGCCGGCTGTTTCCGTCCTTGTCCTTCCAGTCCCGGAGCTGCAACCGGCCCTCCACCACGGCCATGCGGCCCTTGGTGAAATATTTGCTCACAAAGTCCGCCGTGGAGCGCCACGCCACGAGGTCCACGAAGTCCGTCTCCTTCTCGCCGGACTGGCCCTTGTAGTCCCGGTCAACAGCCAGAGAGAAGGACGCCACGGCGGTTCCGTTTCCGGTGTGCCGCAGCTCTGGGTCGCGGGTCAGACGGCCCATAAGTACGATATGATTCAGCATGATTTGTCTCCTTTTTTCCAGCGGCCCGGCATATAGCGTCGCCGCCGATCATGGATGTATTCCACCATGTCCACCCACTCCTTACGGGACGGCATGGCTGCCAGCTCTGCCCTATGGACCTCATCATAGGCCGCCCACCGGGGGCAGACCGCCGGATCGTGACATCCGATCCGGCGATCCGGGCAGTTTAGGCACGGAGGCGCGGTCATAGGGCCATGCCCTTGGCCGCTACCGTCAGAAGGATCACGGCAGCCACGGCGGCCGCCAGAGTCAGCACCGGGAGGACCCGGCTGCGGCGTTTCCCGCGTCCTGTGTACCGGCTCATGATCCACCGCCTTTCTTCGACTTGTCGATCAGCACAAACAGATCATTCTTCGCTTTTCGATCACACTCCGTCCATACAGGGGATTTGGGATCAATCATGTGAGTAATCAGCTCCATCCGCACAGCCTTCGCGAGATCCGGGCGATTCTGCAAAAGGCTGGAGTAAACCAAATTGATCTGGCAAAGCATCAGGGCCAAGACCTCATCCAGATCTAAACCGACCACGTTGAAACGCTCAGGGCCGTTCTCAAGATCGCACTCAAAAAGAAATTTTTTCATTTCTCCGCTCCTTTCCCTGCCGCTGGGACAGGCGGCAGTCGCATCCACCAGACCACGGGAACCTGTGCCTCGATTCCGCCCGGCATCATCCAGTGTTGGCCATCCCAGTCAAAAAACCGTTTCAGCAGTTTCCCGTCGCCCAGGTCCACATAGGCCGCAAACTCTCCCGGCTCCGCCGGGTTGGTGCTGCCGGGCATCCATCCGGCGATCATCAGCTGGCCCTCCGGCAGCGTCGGCGGTGTCAACTCGTCTGTCAGGCCCACGATGTAGTCGGCGGAGCAGTGCAGCGCCTTGGCCGTCTTATCAATGTTGTAGATATTCTCCGGCTCCAACTCATTGACCCAAACGTGTTTGCCCTGAAAATCCCCGGAGGCAAACTTCCGCAGTTTACCCACCGTGTAGCCACCGCCGTATCTGGACCAGATGGCGGTAGCAGTGTCCGGCAGTTCGGCAGCGTCCGCCGCTCTGGCCAGACGGGCCGCGCTGGCTTGGATCGCTCGCTCCAGTTTCCGCTGATGTTTTTCAGTAGCCTTCTCCGCGTCCGCCTTCTTTGCGTCAAGTTTTTCCTTGCGCTTGGCCTTGGCCTTGGCACAAGCCTTGTCGCAGGAGTAACACTCAGCCGTAGCATGGGGGCAATCCAGACAGCACTTCTTACCGCCGCAGACCTCATACACGAAGGAATCCGCGTCATGCCGGAGGAAAGCGTCTCTATGCTTGCACTCCTTGCCGTCCGGGCAGGTCAAGCACGGCTCCCAACGGTAGCCGTCCTCCTTGTAGAGCCTCAACAACCGCTCCAAATGGGGGCCGTTGGGAAGTTTGGGGAACGCCTTAGAGATCCGCATCTGCATATCCGCCGGGAACTGGGCCAGTGCATAGGCCGCCTGCTCCGGCATCCTCCCGCCATCCCACGCGGGGCGAAGGTTAGACAGCAGCCGCTCCCGGATCACCTTGATCCGGGCCAGCTTGGAACCGTGGGTGTTGCAGGCGGCTGCCACCACGTCCCGCATCCGGCCCTCCGGGAACTCAAAACCGTCCTCCTTCAGCTGATACAGCAGCGCCTCCACACGCTCCGCCTGCTCGCCGATCTCTGCGCTGGTGAGCTTGCGGGTGGAGCTGTTGGCAAAGATCAGTCGAAGTTCCTGAAGCGCCGGGGAGGCATCGTCCGTCTCCCGGATGCAGGGCACCCTGCGGAACTGACCCAGTCCTTTTTCCACAAGCTGAGCCAAGGCAGCCCGGCGCCGGTGGCCGCTGACGATGGTAAACCGTCCGCCCTCACCGGCCCGCACCCGGATAGGCTGCTGCAAGCCGCACATCTGGATGTTGTCCGCCAGCTCGTCAATGTCCGTCAGCTGGTAGAAATTCCGCTCGTCGCCGTCCAGAAGGCCGATGTCGATGTACTCAATCTGCTCCGGGCCGGAAGTGTTCAAATCCGCCACGCCGGCCAGCTGCTCACCCAGCACGTCCATCACGTTAAATTTCCGTTTTTCCATCCTCAGCACCTCCCGGAGATCTCTTTCACCAGCTCGGTGTAATCCTTGCTGGCCGCACAGTAGGGACGGGCCACCGGCAGCGGGACCTTCTGGAAGGTCGCGCTGGGCACGGCCTTGGAGAACCGGATCACCGTCTCAAACACCGGAAGCGCCCCGCCCCGGATGGCCGCGAGGGCCTCCTTTTCATCCGCCATGTGGGTGAACTGCGTCACCAGCACGCCCAGCACCGACAACCGGGGGTTGATGGCCCGCATGTGCTGTAGCTGCTCCGCCAGATTGGCCATGCCGCCGGTAGAGTAGTAGTCCAGCCGGATGGGGATGATGACCTCATCCGCAGCGGCCAGCGCCGCCGTGCAGGCTGCCGACAGCGCCGGAGGGCAGTCGATCAGAATGAGATCGTAGGCGTTGTCCTGATCCGCGTCCTCCTCAATGGCGTCCCGCAGATCCGCGATGGCCCGCTGCATCCGGCCTACGCCGCTCTGGGCCATGTGCCGGTCTGCCACCAGCAGGTTGATGTCGGAGGGGATCAGGTCGATCCCGTCGAAAATGGTGGGCGTCACAAACTCCGGATAATACCCGGCGCCCTCGGTCAGGAGGGCCAGCGTGTCCGCGCCCTCCTCCGCGTCGATCCCGAAGGACATACTCAGGTTGCCCTGACTGTCCCCGTCGATCAACAGGATCCGCTTGCCCTGCTTCGCCAGCAGATACGCCAGCGTGGCGGTGGTGACGGTTTTGCCGACCCCGCCCTTAAAATTCAATACCGCGATTGTTTTCATATTCACCTTTCCCCCTTGGTTTGATCCTCAGACCGCAGCGCCTGCGGCCTTAAAATGTGGCTGGCCCCGCCAGTTCTTCGGTTGCGGCGCCAGCTCAGGCCAGAAGGCCTCCCGCCAGTTGTAGCCGGTAATGGGACTGCGGAACTCCACCGTGTAATACCGCCCCGCGGGGTGGATGTAGATCACCCGCGCCGGGATCGGCCCTACAGTGCCCAGCCCGCTGGTCGCCTCCAGCGTCGGTTCGATGTTCAAGATATCTCCGATTTTCATGTTTTCTTTTCCTCCGGGAAAACCTCGTCAATGTCACCGCGATCCTCCACAAGCTCCATCTGGACGCCGCGTCCCTCCCAGCCGTAAGCCCGCTTAGGGTCCCCGGTCTGATCCTGAAAGAAACGACGGGACTTCTTGTCGAAGTCAAGCCACTGGTGTCTGTGGGAGCCGTAGTCCCGGTTCTTCAGGATCTGCAGCAGAGGCTTTTCCTTGCCGTCCGTCTGATGGGTGGTGAGAAAAAACACATTGTCTGCCCGGTTAGTGATGTCTCCGGAACCGCTGACATCGTCTGAGGTGATTTTAGCGTTATTGTCACTGGTAGATTTCCGAGGGTGCACCACCAGATGGGTGTGGACACCCCGGCGCTTGGAGAAGGTTACCAGCATTTGCGTGAATTTTGACTGCACACGGTTGAAGTCCCGCTCTGTGGAGTTGTCAAAGTCCACGGACATAATGTTATCGACCAGAAATACATCTGCGTTGTAGCGCATGTGGGCGTACTCAAACTGCCGCAGAATGGTCTCCGGATCGTGCCGGGTGTTGCGCTCCAAGTCAAAGAGCCAAAATCGCTCGTTGAGCCACTCGGAGATCTGCTTGTCCGCCAGAGCGTCCGCGGATGCCAGCTTTTTCCCGGTGGCCTGATCCGTTATGTACCGGATGTGCTCAGGCCCAGCCGCTTGCAGATAGGTCCATTCCCGGAACTGCTCCTTCGGCAGCTCGCCGGAATATGCGCAGACGGTGTGTCCCTGATCCAAAGCCTCTAAAAGCATCTGGCTCAGCAGCGTGCTCTTGCCGATGCCTCGCTTACCGGTCCAAACGGACAACTCCCCGGAGTAAAACCCGCCGATGCTGCTGTCAAGCACGGAAAACCGGGAAAGGGTCCGGGGAATCTTGCTCATGTCCCGCCGGGGGACTTCCGCCAGATTCAGCAGGCCATAGGCGGGCAGCTCCTCCGCTCCGGATAGGATATCCGGGAGGTGGGCCGCTCCGTACAGGGCCACATAGTCCTCAACGGTCTTACAGTTCCGCCAGCCGGCATCGGTAACGACGTATATACAGCTGGCCGGGAGCCGGGGGCGTAGTTCCGCCACCATTCGCTCTCTGGCGATGGCGTTGGCGGTGACGATCACCAGATAGGGGAACGCCTCTAAAAACGGACGGCAGCGCACAACATCATCCCAGCTGCACTCCAGTCCAAGGCACACGGCATTCTCCCGAATAGCCGCCGCCTCCACAACGGTATCGCAGATCCAGAGACCTTGCGGTTTTTCCGGATCAATAAAAGCCGGTGAGAAGGTCAGGTATTTGCTGGCCTGCTCCATAGCTGCTTTAAATTCCATCCGTGTCACCTGCCTCCCAGCTCTCACTCCGGTCCGAATCGGACCGCCCCGGCAGCTCGTCCTCCCACCGGCGGCCGTTAAGCCATGTGGCGGGGTAGGGGATGTACGCCCCGCCGTCCCGCGTCCACTGCTCACAGGCTGACTGCGCCTTCACCGCCCGGAGGATGGTCTCCACCAGCGCCTCGTCCGGCTTCAGCTTCGCCCAGGCCCGGCGGGCCTTCTGTTTATCCACATGCCGTGGGTAAGCAGCCCAGAAGGCGTCGAACGCCGGGTCCTCTGGGGGGACTATAGGGGGGTTATATTTAATCTTTACTGGGTTATAATCTTTATTGGGTTGTGTCGGAAAAGCCGTCAACGGCTTTTCCCGTTGCCGGGTTTCACCGTTGTCGGTGTTTTCCGACAACGGTGGCGCAAAGTCCTGTAAAACGTAGACGTTGCCGCCAAAAGTGCCATTTTCCTTGTGCCCCTGTTCCCGCAGCAGATAGCCTACCTGCTCCAATTGCGCCAAAATGCGCCGGATCTTATCCTTGCCCGTCTTGGTGCTGACCGCCAGACCGGAAACCGTAAATTTCCAGTCCGGCGGGCGGGACATGATATAGGCAAACAGGCCCTTTGCTTCCAGCGGCAGACGATCATCCTTGACCATTGAGTTATACAGGACCGTGAAGCCGTCTCCACGGCCCGACCTGATCTCATGCTCTGCCATATTGCCCCCTTATCTTTCCATCCGATCCACGATCCGCAGCGGGATCGCCGCCACCGTCGCCACGCCGACGACCATGAAAAACATTGCCCAACCGGTCACAGGGATACGCCCCCTTCCCGGCGAAAATTAGGGCTTGCGTGTGGCGTGGATCTTGTGCTATAATTGATACATCCAGTGGTTGATCCAATACCACACACTTTTTCCCTTGAACGCTCTGAGGTTGCCGCCTCGGGGCGTTCTCTTTTTGCGTCTGAGTAGATCACCTGATAGATGGCCGCCATGGTCTCCCGCAGCTCCACCACGATGGAGTCAAACTCCGGCCGCTCAGCCTCGTCGATCACGCCGTCCTCCGCGATCCGGAGCAGGGCGTCCAGCCGGCCCGTCGCGTCTTGCAGACGGTTCCGCAGGGCGATGCTTGCCATGGGCAGCGGCCTTGGCGTCACCTCCGGCATTACGCCCAGCGTGTCCGTGGCCTGCGCGTGCTCCAGCGCCAGCCATGGCAGGTGATACACCTCCACCATCTTGGCCACCGTCTCATCCTTGGGCACCGTCTTGCCGCCCTCGTACTGTTTCAGGCTTTCCGGGGACAGCCCAAGCAGCTCCGCTGCACGCTCCTGCGTCAGTCCGGTGCTCAGCCTTGCCCTCTGGTACAAATTCGGGTACTTTCGTTCCATTGTCTTTTCCTCCTTTCCGCGCTACCATGTAACCATCCACCGTGCCAATGGTACAATGGGGATGATGTAGCGCTTCCCCACCTTCTTGGCCGGAAACTCGTCATTGTGGACCAGCGCGTCCCAGTCCAGCCCCAGCAGCTTGCAGGCCTGATCCTTGGTCAGGACCTCCTGCTCCGGGAATTTGGCCTGTAAGGATTGCAGCTGATCCCGGAAGCTCTCACGCTCTCGTGCCATGTCCGCTCCTCCCTTCTCACGCGCTCTCCGTCCGCTGGACGATCTCCTCGATGGGGACACCGAAGATCAGCGTCATGCGGAAAACTCTCTCCAGCTCCGGAGTCCGCTGGCCCAGCTCCCACTTGCTCACCGTGGGGACGGTGACGCCCAGCTGGTCAGCCAGCGCCTTCTGGGTCATGCCGGCCGCCGTCCGCAGCTCCTTGACTCTGTTTACGATCATGATTGCTCCTTTCCCGCCTTGACGGCGTTGCCCCGGTGTGGTATATTGTCCTCGGGGCTATGTCCTCTATGGATATAACTTATCACTCAATTTAGCGTTTGTAAAGTATTTTTCGCTATTTTTAATGATTTTAGAGGTTTGCACAAAAATGAAGCACATAGGCTTGTACAAATCCCCAAATATAGCGGATTGCGTTAAAGCCATGGCTAAGACGCAAGGTGTGACAATCAAAACCATGCTGACAGACTTAGAATTGGGCTCCAATACAATGTCCAATATGAGGCATGATAGAATGATTGCCGCAGACAGCCTCGCCAAGATCGCTGATTATCTGGACTGCTCCGTGGACTACCTCCTGGGCCGCACAGACGACCCGCAGAGCCACCGGAAGGAGCACGGATGAAACGCTACGAAAAAGACTTGAAGCGCTTGCAAGCCCTGACCAAAAACGGAAGCGAACCTGCAGATCTGAACGAGGCGGGGCTGGATGAACCAAGCGCCTATTTGCTCAAGTCTTTAGGGCTGGCCGAGCTGATCCCAGCCGGGGATAATGAATTCTGGATCATGCTGACTGACGATGGCGTTACCTACTTTATCGACAAGGCCAATGCACGGGCTGACTTTGTAAAAAATCACCTTGCCAACTTCGTAGTGGGCTTTCTTTCCGGCGTCCTTGCTACAGTAGCTGCAGCCTTGATAAGACAAGCAGTGCTGCGATAATTCCGCAGATATAGCCAAGGACGTAAGTCCCTTTCATTCCTTGCGCCTCCTCTCTTGATGTTCTGGCCCCGGTGTGGTATATTGTCCTCGGGGCTATGTCCTCTATGGCTATAATATACTCGTAACTTTAGTAACCGTCAAGTTACTTTCGCATATTTCTTAATTTTCGTAACTTCTGCCAAATAAGGGGCGTGTGAAATTGTGTTTTATGACAATTTCATAAAGGCATGCAATTCTGCCGGAAAATCTCCGTCAGCCGTAGTTGTTGAGGCTGGAATTAGCAAGCCAGCTGTTACCCGCTGGAAAAAAGGGCAACAGCCAACAGACGCATCACTGCAAAAATTATCAGACTATTTCGGGATCTCCAAAGCGGCGCTTTTGGGGTCAGAAAAAAGCCCGTTCCCCGAAGGGGACGAGCGTCCGGAGTGCTGGGACTTGCTCACCCGCGAGGAGCGGGAGAAGGCACGGGAGTATATCGAGATGCTAATAGCTGCGCGAGGTAAGCGTTGACTTGCTCACGCTCCTCCGGCGTCAACTGGCGATAGAGCGCCAGGGTCATGTGGTCGCGGTCCGAATCGGACACAGTGCAGGTGATCTGGTTGCTCATGGTGATGCCTCCCAAACACATATTCAAGGCCCAAGCCTCGGGCCTAATTTTACATCAAGAAAAACATCCAAATTGGATCAAAGGGGGAGTTTCCCGTGAATAGCGAAACGCAGCGCACATTTGAATGGTATGAATTCATCCCACATGTTTTAGCCGTTATCATGATCCTGTGCTGCGTGATTGTTTTCGCGGCATCGTTTACAGGGCTGGCCGTTCTCCAATTCAACTGGATCCAGCGGACCTGTCTGGCCGTTGGCGCGGTTGTCCTGGTCATCATGCTGCTGCGCTGGATTGGGCAAGATCAGAAAGAAGCCCGACTTGCAAAAATGAAACCCGTTGAAAAAAATACTGTTGCTTTTGCAGCTTCATCTTCACGTCCAGTGGCGGGGTTGCCGGATATTACTGTCATTGATGAAAAAGCTGATTCTGCTGTAAAATATGAATATATGCGCTTCAAAGTAAAAGGCGTCACGTTTGATAATGATGACGGAACCAACCGACAAGATATTCTCTATGAGATTGCAAATAAAGAACCCCCTTTTGATGGAAAATTAACTGCGACTATCGAAGAAATTCAATACAACAATGAGCCTGCATTTGCTGTGCTGGTCAATGACTATCGAATCGGCAGCGTCCCAAAAGAATGCGTAAATGAGTTGCTTCAAAAATGGAGCCGGATTGACAAAATATCCAGTTTTTCTTTAGTTGGCGGCGGAGAAGGCGAATACTCCGGAGAAGATCTTTACTATGGGGTGCGTATTACTGTTCGATTTTTTGAAGATGTAAAATAAAAAGTGCCCCCGTCGCCTCTGCAACAAGCGGCGGGGGCACTTTGCGTTTCCGGCAGAGGGGGCGTCTGCCTGATCGCATATTTACCGTAACAAAAATGGGGCGGGCAGCGCAATGCCCAAATTGGGGGAACAGGCAGTATACTGCCGGACCGGATTTGAGACTTTACCTGCCCATATAGGGAAATTTAACACAGGAGGGCGATTTTTTGACGATACAAGATCTATGCAGAGATAAAAAAGCCGCATTGCACATGACGGCTCAAGACATTGCGGATCAATCGGGCGTGCCGCTGTCCACCGTCAATAACTTTTTTGCAAATGCGTCAAAATCGCCGTCCATCAATACCGCAGGGCCGATCTGCGCTGTCCTTGGGATTTCCATAGATGAGTTTTTTGGCATAGGAAATCACTATACGGCCACGGAAGAAACCTTGCAGGCTGAGAAAGTCGGCCTTGAGAAGCGTCTATCCAACAAACGTGAGATCATTACGATGATAAAGCAGGGCGTCAAGACCCGAAACCGCATTATTGCCGCCCTGATCGTGCTTCTGTTCCTGGCCATCCTGTACGGCCTGTATCTGGATTTCAGCTGCGTCCAGGTCGGCTTTTGGCGAGGGTGACCTATGGCACGCTATCCGAAATACTACGTCCGGCCTGACGGCCTCCACGAGACCATCCTCCGGATCAACGGCAAGCGGAAGGCCTTCCGTGGGAAAACCGACAAGGAGGTTTGGGAGAAGGTCAAGGCATTTGACCGGGAGGCGGACCGCATCGAAACGGAAAAGGCAGCCACATTTGAGAAAATCGCAGACGCATGGTGGGCGGAGATCGAGCCGACCTTGGAGCACAACACTCAAAAAAGTTACCGTCCGGCGTTGGCCCGGGCCAAGAAGGAATTTGCAGGGAGGCCGCCCGGCGAGATCACCGCAAAGGAGATCGACCAGTATATCAAGGACTTCGCCGCCACCCACGCCCGGAAGACCGTGGTGACGCAGCTCCAAATCATCCGGCAGATCTTCCGCAAGGCCGAAGTGGACGGCATTGTGAGCTATAACCCGGCCAGCGCCGTGAAGCCGCCCCGGAACCTGACGCAGGCCCACCGGGACGCGCCGTCTCCGGAGCAGATCGAGCTCATAAAAAAAAGCGCAGGCCTCCCCTTCGGCCTGTTTGCCTTCCTCGTTTACTATACCGGCTGCCGCCGGGGCGAGGCGCTGGCCCTCACCGGTGCCGACATTGACCGGAAGAAAAATCTTGTGCACATCAAAAAATCCGTGTATCATGTAGGCAATTCTCCCCACATCAAACAGCCGAAGTCTGACGCCGGATGCCGGGACGTTCCGCTTCTTCCGGCGCTGGCCCAGCTGCTCCCCAAAAAGCTGGGAAAAGGCTACCTGTTCGCGGAGCCGGACGGCGGCCTCCTGACAAACGATCATTTTACCGCGCTGTATGATGCGTACCGGGACGCCAGCGGTGTCACCGTCACGCCGCACCAGATCCGCCACGGCTACGCCACCGCCCTGCTGGAAAGCGGCGTGGACCCCAAAACGGCGCAGGTGCTCCTTGGCCACGCCCAGCTGTCCACCACCATGGACATCTACACCCACGTTCGGGACGGCCAGCTCAAGGCCGCCGCAGAAAAGATGGAAAAGGGCTTCTGAACACATATTTTTTGCTCGAACACACTTTTGAACACAGAAACCCGCAGACCGTTGAAAACAAACGAAAAGAATAGGGTTCAAATCCCTCCTTCCGCGCCAAATGAAAAACCGTTGGAATTGCTTGTAATGCTTGCAATTTCAACGGTTTTTCGCTGTTTTTAACTGGCTGTTAGAGCCGGATAGAAACAGTTATAAAGTGATGTGTGAACACAGCTCCGAACACAGTCGGCCCTACTCCTTCGCCTTGACGATGCCGTGGTAGTAGGCCGACAGCTTTTCCTTGGGGCTGGGGCCGTCCTTGTCAAAAAGGAACGCTTGGGCAAGCTCTGCGAAGAACTCCGCCGTGCTGACGCCGTAATGGATGGCTACGCCGCCGTAGTCGGAGTACATCATGTTTATGGTGATCCACCAGCACCACGGGGAGATGTGTTCCCACGATATGCCCATGCTCTCCGCCAGAGCCGTTGTCTGCTCCATGGGCCAGTGCGGGCCGGTGGTGCCGTCCTCGTTGACCATGTGAGCCGCCCACGCCTCCGCGTCGGCCTTGGTCATCTCCCGGCCCGTGCAGATAGCTTCCTCTGCGCCCTTGAGCATGTTGAGGCATTCCACCATCGCCATGATCCCTTGCGCCGCGTTAGGGGTGGCAGGATTCCGCATATACTCCCGGATGCTGTATTCCAGCTTGGGAATATACGCCTTGATTTGCTCATGCAGATTCTCCATGGTTGTCCTCCTCTCCGGCCGTCGGGGCCTTCATGGCCTCCTTGACCTTATCAATGGCAGCGTTGCCGATCTGGTTGCCGATGCTGCGGCCGGTAGGTGTGGCAGCCATGACGCCCAGCAGCATTCCGATTAACAGCTGCATCATGCCGCGCCTCCGTCAGATCCGCTGGACCCGCAGGGCCACGTTGTCAACGGTGGCCTCCACGCCGGTCAGCACCAGAGTCAGAGCCGCACCGGCAGCGCAGCAGGGCTGACGCACCAGCGCCGTGAGATCCAGATTGACCGTTCCGCTGGCCGCGCCGGTTTCGGTTGCGGTGGCGCCGGGGACGGCCACGCCGTCCTTGTAGAGCGTGGCGGTGACAGCTCCGGCCGCCGTGAGGGTGGCGGTGATGGAGGCGTCCACGTCATAGTAGCCGACGCCGGAAAGGTTGACCGCATTGCCGTTGAGGGCAATGTCGCAGCCGTACCGCCGGATCAGGCCGCCCAGAGGGATGACGCCGCCAACAGCTACCGCCGTGGGAGTCTGCATAGCAGCATACAAAGCAGATTTACAACTCATAATACTCTCCTTTCAAAATTGAAGGGCGGGGCACCGGCCCCGCCCGTTACCCGGCCAGAAGGGCCTGAACTGTTTCCGAAGCGGAAAAAGTTGCTCAGATGTTGCCGCTGCCGTTGCAGCCGCAGGATGCAGGGATGATCTGGCCGCCGCAGGTGGACGCCACGCCGTACAGGTTCGGCTTGGTCAGCATCCGGCCTTCGATGGCATCCAGCCGGCGGTTGAAGCCACAGCAGCAGTCGGAGATCTTCGCCGCCAGAGCGTCGGTCTGCTCCTTGGTGAAGATGCCGTTCTTGAGGTTCTGGTTCTCCATCTTGAGATCGAAGATGGTCTCCTGGAGGCGCTGCTCATAGATCCGGCTGGCCTGAGAGGTAATGGCCTCCGTGCTGGCGTTGATGGCCATACGGGTGTCATTGCTCTGCTGCTCGATGAGGTACTGGGTCCGGGCCGTGTCGGCGATCTCCTGTCTCTCGATCTCGCAGTTGCTCACCCGGTTGCAGCCCTCCTGCGGAGGATAGGGATTGTTGCCGCGATTCCAGCCCCAGCCGCCGCCAAAATTCCCGCCGAAAATGGCGAAAATCACGATGATGACAAAGAGGACTGCAATCCAGCTCATACCAGTGCTACGATCTTCCATGTGTTCGTGCTCCTTTCGTGTTTTTATTCCAACCGGCTATTTCAGCCGGGGGAATTTGGTGGAACCGCCCGCTTTCCCCTTCTGCGGGGCCTGGGAGCCGTTCTGCGCGCCGCCAAGGATCTTGTTAGCATCGGAGCGCAAAGCCTCCGGTGTGGTCCCCAGAAGGCCGCACAGGGCCTTTGCCTGCATGGTCTTCCCGTAGCGGGCATACAGGCTGTTGGCGATATTGGGGTCAATGCCCAGCCGCCTGGCGGTGCTTTGGACGCCTTCCAGCGTGTTAGCCGTCCCGCTGATCGCCTGCTCCGCCTTCTGCACTGCGTTTTGCAGGTCGGCGCTGGGGAACATCCTCGACGCGGCTGCTATGATCTGTTTGAGATCCATTCTCCTTCAGCTCCTTTACCTGGGCCGACAGGCCCTTGATGATCTCGGCCATGTCGCTCATGGCCGACTGCATCTCACCCATCAGCTCCTCCTGCGTCTTGGGCGGGGTGATGATGCCCAACTCCACCAACTTGTCATAGTACTGCTGAGTGGTGCCCTCCAGCTCTGTGTAGGCCGCTGCGGTCTTTCCGATGATCTGCTGACGGTTGCCAAAATAGTCCACTTGCCAGATGTCCGCGCCGTCAATGGCGCACATCAGGCAGCTGGAGCCCGTGTATCCTGCGATCGCAAATTGCTGATCCATAGCGCACCTCCTTTTCCTATCCCAATGATACAAAAAATCCGGACAGCCAAACTGCCCGGAAACTGCCTGTATTCTGCCCTCAAACTGCCTTAAAAAATATTTTGATAAATTTGGTTTAACCTATTGACAATAGGTTAAACCTATGCTATACTTTAGGTACAGCAAAGGAAAGGGGATCATAAATATGAAGAAGTTCGCTAACATGAAAAGATGGTTCCAGATCGAAAAAAAGATGGAGCTCAACGATCGCTATTACTGCCAGAGACTGGATGCTTTCGGGGAGATCATCGGCGAAACTGAAAAGGCCTATAAGCTGTCCGTTGAAGCTCTTTTCATGAGCGGCGAAAAGAATGTGACGATCTGGTGCCCCAAGTCCTGTGTTGAAAACGTGGTTGAGGCGTAAAGGAGGAAAATTATGAAAACTATTTTGATGGACACTTACAAAATTTTAGGAGAGAACGCAGAAGCCGCTGCCGATTACATCAACGATCAGGAATCCCGGATGATTTCCGCTGGTGCGGCAAATGAGTATTTCAGCGAGGACTACCACGAAAATATAAAGCGCTTCAAAGCCGAAGCCGCCGAGAAGTTCGGGGTAACCTTCAAGAGCCTGTTTTAAGCCATGCCGGATAGTGAAGCGAAACGCCAGTGGATGGCGCAAAACACCACCTTCATCGGCTTGAAACTGAACAACAACACCGATGCTGATATCCTCGCCGCGCTGGAAGGCAAAGCCCGCCAGACGGAAATCAAGCGGCTCATCAGAAAGGGTCTGGAGGTGGAGCGGAATGACACGTGAGCGAGCAAAGCGGATGCCTGACGGGAAGATCTATCACTATATCATGTCAGATGCCGCCGTTGAGAAAGAGGACCAGGCAAAAAAGCGGTGGCGTGCTGAGAACTATGCCAGACTAACGGCTGACATCCCTAAAGAAATGATGCAGAAGATCGCCGATGCCGCCGCCAGCAGAAGAATTTCTAAGCGTCAATTCATTATTGAAGCGCTCGAAAATGAACTGGAAAGATAGAGAAGAGCCGTGTCCGAATCGGACACGGCTCTCTCTATCCCTGCATATCATCCGCGATCTTGGCGTAGGCACGCCGCCGGATCTTGGCGAGGCCGTCCACGCTGACGTGGAGCAGCGCCGCCGCCTGTAGGCAGCTCTGGCCGTGGACGTCCACCGCCAGCACCGCCGCTTCTTCGTCAGGCGGCAAGCCTACCAGCCGGACGGCCTGCGCCGCCCGGGCCGGGGCCATGGATGACAACAGCGCCCGGATCTCTCGGTTTGTTTTTTCCATGGGTTACCCAGACTTGCAGAGCGCGGATTAACCGCGTGGATGTTGCCATCTTCTGGCCCTCCTTTCAGATGTTTAGTCTGTCCAGTCGGATTTCTTCTCCCGCACGTCGATGTGGGTGAAGCCCTTCTTACTGTAAATGCCCACGCCGCCCCAATCCGGCATGATCGACCGGGCGAACGCTGCCACCCCTGCCGGAACCTGGTCCTTGACGGAGATATCCGCAGCCATGCCATAGCAGTGCTGACTATGGGCCACCCCGCCCACCTTGGCATTGTACTGCGGTGTGCGGTACCCGCTGTGGATGACCACCGGAGCGTCGAAGTGGGTGCGGATGGTCTCCAGCACCATCACCAGCCGGGGCGCCACCAAAACAGCGTCAGACCCGTCTCCACACGCAAACTCCCGCACCTTGAAATGGGCGGAGAGCTGCTTGCCCCCGGAGGCGGCTTTGCTGTAAGCGTGGATCTCAACCATGGTTATCCCCCCAGATCTGATACAGCGCCCGGACCATGTCGGCGCGGGTCACGGTCTCCCCGGCGTTGGCGTCCGTCAGCAGGCCGTGAGCCTTGCCCCATACGAGGGCTTGATCTTCCGTCTTGGCGGACCGTTCCCAGAACAGCAGCATGGTAGGCACCTTCCGGGAGCTGGTGACCTTCCCGCCGGGGAAAATACCCTGGGTGGAGCCGCCGCCGTCCAGCATGAGGGCGTCCACTACGCCCAGCCCCAGCAGCTTGTTCTGGAGCTGCTCACGGGTCAGGCTGGTCTTGTCGCACCACAGGCATACCTTGCCGTTGGACATCCAGCCCACCGCCGTACGGGCAGCAGGCCGGGCCACGTCGGCGGTCAGGCCCCGGTAGAGCTTGGACCCGGCCTTGAGGATGGGCACGCCGGACAAAAACGATCCGCCCCGGTCCGTCAGCATCTGCGGCTTGCCGTCACTGCCGATGGACACGCCCCAGTCCTGGTATTTGTCCCGGCTGATGACCTTGCCGTCGATCACGCACCAGCCAACTGGAACGAAGCGTCCGTTGAACAGGTAGCCGTTGATGATGTGGGTGCAGCCGAATTTTTTCTTGATCTGTGCAGGCGTCAGGTGCTCGGTGTTGTGGTAGATCTGCGCTCTCGCGCAATCAAACGTATCAACCATGGCGCACACGGGAGGCCTTGATGAAGTAGCCGTCCTCGTCATAAGTCACCTCATAAGTGGCTCCGACGATCCGCTGGATCTGGACGGTGCCCGCCAGATCCTCCCGGCGATGGGTATCCAGCGTCTGAGGAAGCGTCTCCGGCTCGGTCTCAGCGGGGATGAAGCCCTCCTTCATTTCCTGCTCAGTCCACCCGGCCACGCCGCCGTCGGGATTCAGGTGGAAGTTTGCTCCGGCATCCTTCAGCTCGGCGTTGATGGCCTCGATGGCCTTGCCGTTCTGTTTGCCTTCGGTGATGATGTTCTCGTAGATCTTGTTCATAATATGTCCCCTTTCAAATTTACGGTTGATTTTTCAACCGGTTTTAACTGTTTTTGTCCTCGGCCACTCGCTGGGTTCCGAAGTAGAAGCCGATGACCACCGTGAAGATGGTCAGAAACTCGCTGCCGCTGATGCTCTCCCGCAGGGCCAGCACTGCGAACACCACCGTCAGGGTGATGGTCACCAGAGACTTCACCGCCAGCAGATTGCCCAGCCGTTTCTTGATGTTTTCCATAGCGTTCTCCTTTCACTCTTTCCGGATCGGCAGCTCGCCGACCTCGGCCATGATGATTTTCAGGTGTCCGTTGCCGCCAAGGGATTTATACGCCTGATGCATCTCGTCCAGCGTTTCCCTGTCTGACAGGCTGACGCTGCCGTCGGAGATGTACTTCTGGCCCAGATAGCGCACCCGGTCGATCAGCAGCACCTTGAGCGCGTCTACGATGGCGTCCCGCTTGTCATCCTTGGTCCATTTCCGCTGGAGGATCGCGAGGATGATGGCGGTCACGCCGGAGCCGGTGGCGGCAGTTAATACAATTTGTAGAATTTCCATTCTACACCCCCTTAAAAAGTTGCAGTTTTTAGGGCAGTTCCGACTTGCTTTCGTGCAAGTCAAAAGTCCGACTTGGTTTCGTGCAGATTAAAATTCAGGCCATTGTCGCTCACAAATTGGGCACACTTGACGGCCTTCGGGGATGACTGCCCCGCAACAGATGCAGGTGTTTTCCATAGAGCCGCCCCTTTAAACTGCCAGCTTGGTGTATTTCACCGTAATACATGCATTCTTGTATTCGGAGAAATCTGGGGCAAATGTGACAATCTGAGCTGCTCCGGACCCATCTGCGCCAATTAAAATTACAGTGTTCCAGTTCGGACCAGACCCTGCGTGGTAAGGCATGGACATGTTCACTCCTGAGGCGGTAGTGCATTGCCCGGTTACGGACACGATTTTATCGACAACGTTATTTGATTGGAAACTGGCCCTTTTTACGGCATTGCCCGGAAGATTCCCCATGTTTATGGTTTTCACATACACCGGCTTTCCGAGATACCGCTCCGTAGTGCGATATTCTACGCCCAGTTGCATGGGAGGATTGATCCATTCGACGGGCTGCCAATTCCCGTTATCCTTCAGCATTCGCCACAATCCGTTGGTAGTGCCTCTCGGATCAGGCGAAAGGCCGATCAGTGATGCGCTCGTCCCCAATATTTTTGATAGAACGGCAACGATATTCCCGGCCCCAGAATATTGGCCCGTTGAAACTGGGCCACGTGTATAAATAAGTTGCGATGTTCCGTCTGGCATATCGGCAAGCAACATATCAAGCTTGCCACAGTATGTTTCATAGGTGTCTTCGGCATCAGATGCGAGCACATCTTTCATCGCTTCACCCCACCCAAACCCGCCGGAAGCGGAGTTGATATTTTTCCGCGCCTGCGCCTTCTGCTCGTCTGTGAGGCTCTGCGCCGCATCGTAGCGGACAAAGTTGCCGGAGCCGCCCACGGGGCCTTCGGGGCCTTGCTTGCCCTCCGGCCCCTGCTTTCCTTCGGGGCCTTGGATGCCCTGCTTGCCCTCCGGGCCTTGCAGGTTGCCGTTGGGTACCCACTTGCCGTGGACGGAATCCCAGATGTAGATGTTGTACGGAGGCGCAGTGCCCACGCCATACACGTCACCGGCCTTGGGATTGGGGACGGCTGCCTTGAGGGCGTCCAGCGTATCAAAGTAACCCAAAATGACGAAGCTGGAACCGGCCTCGCCGGGATCGCCCTTGTCGCCCTTTTTACCGGGAGGGCCGATGGGGCCTTTGATGGACGTGAGCGTGGTGAGCGTGAAGGCGTACACCCAGTTGGCCGTGCCCTTGAGGTACACCTTGCCGTAGTCCGCGGAGGCCGTGCTGTCTGGCAGGATCAGGACGAACTGGCCGCGCTGGACGTCCGTACCGGTGAAGTCCTGGTTCATTTCGGCCACGCTCTTGTACTCCTTGGTGATGCCGATAGGCACACCGGCGGACGCCAGCCGCGCGTCGATTTCCTCGCCGGAGTAGGCGGATGTGTAATAGTCGTTCAGCTTGGAGAAAATTTCCTCCAAGACTGCGACTCTCTGTTCAATCGTCATTTTTCACACCTCACACGATAAAAAGTTTGTTTAGGCGGTCGAAAAACAACCCGCCGCCCCGCTGGACCAACGGCCCTGATTTTGCTTGCCCGAATTTGCGGTAGTACAAAATAACACAGCCGTCCGCGCTTGGGCCGCCCGGGCCGCCTAAACCGCCGGACCCGGGAGTGCCGGGGGTAATGGTGCCGTTTCCGTTCTTTACGGCAATGCCGCCTGAGCCGGCGCCGCCGCCTCCGTAGCCGCCACGTCCGCCCCTGCCGTACCGTTTCGGCTTGGAGGGGGTGAGCGTGGCTGTCATGCCGTCCGCACCAGGGCCGCCGGTCACATTAACGGTTGTCTCGCCCGGCAGGCCGCGTCCGGAGGATCCGGCTTTGCCGTTGGCTCCCGCTGCCGGGCCGCCGCCCAGACCGGAGCTGTACCAGCCGAAACTGCGCGGGGTGCTTGTTGATGCGATTCTGGTCATGCTGATTTTCCCATCGCTGCCAGCCACAGGGCCGGGGGTGAATGCGTTCCCGTCCTCGTCATAAGCAATCGTGCCATTGACATATTGCTGGACGCTATCATCTGTGTACTCACTCACAGACGGATCACGTCCGGCGCCGTCGCCGCCGGGGAGGCCGTCCTCACCGACGCCGCCGAACTGCTCCCCGGTGATGGGGTCCGTGAAGCCCCAATCGGGGGCAGACGCGCCCGCCGTAGTCATGCCGTGGAACACCGTATCCGTGCCGTCCGTGCCGGGGAGATCGTCCGGGCTGAATTCAGCGCCCTTGCCGCTTTTCCCGCAATCATAGGCAAGGCTTTTCAACTGGGACACGTCGAGATCGCCCTCGACGATCCTGCCGCCCATGCCGCCCTTGCCGCCGAGACCGCCCTTGCCACCCAGCGCCAATGCGTAGCCGTCTACCCGATCCTCAAAAACCGGGTTTGTCCACGAGAACTTAGGCCCCGATTGGGTATCTTCGCCCTTTTCGCCGCAGCGCCCGCCCTGTCCGGCGGAGATCATCACATAGTGGATCGTTGTGGTGCCTTCCGGGATCGGGAACTCGCCGGAGCCGGTGAGGACTACCCGCTCGTCCAGATACTCCGCCGCTTCCGGCTGCGCCGGGGTAAAGCCCACAAGCGCGCTGGTCTGACTGTTGAGGATGCCGGAGATCACCGTCTCTCGGTTCTCCACGCAGGCCTGGACCATCTTCTTGTCCCAGGGGTGGAAGATCTGCACCACTCTGCCCGCCCGCTCCGTGCCGGGCTCCACGTCTACCCGGATGGTCTCCCGGTGGCGGTAATAGTCCGCCATACGCTTGGCCACGTCCACGCTGTTGGTGAGGGACACCAGCGTGGCGTCGCTCACCGTCACCACGTTTTCCTCAGCCCCATCCGTCACCGTCCGGCGGACGATGCGGGTCAAATGGTTGTAGCTCTTGCCGGTGAGGGTGCCGGTACCGGCGGACAGGATGGCGTAGTTGTCCCCCTGCTCGGTGATGGCGAAGCCCTCCGCCGTCAGACTGTGAGCGGGATCCTCAAACGTCACCAGAGTGCCGTCTTCTGCCGTTCCCTCAAAGAGGGTGACGGCATCCTGGCTTTTTACCCACTGATGCTCCGTGATTTCCACGGCGCTCACCGGGGTCTCGTACACGGTGGCGCAGGCGTCCTCGTTGATCTGATCTGCGGTGATCGTGGCGGAAACGCCGTCCCACAGCTTCTCCACCCGCATGACGCCGTTCTCGTCGGTCCCCAGAGACGCCCCGATGGCAAACAGCACTTGGGAGAGGTTGTCCCGGGCGCTGCGGCCGTTGCCTTTTTCTTTGTCCGGGTTGCTGTACGGCAGATAGCCGTACAGCTTGCGGCTGGCGTATACGCTCTCGATCATCACCGCCACCGGGCCGCAGATCTGGGGGACTACCTCCGCCACCGTCTGGCCGGTGTAGATGCCGCCCACGTGGCGCATGGTGATAAGCCGTCCCAGCGCGGAGAGGGCGGAAAGCGTATAGGCGTCGCTGCCGACCCGCTCCACCGTCTGGAGATAGTACACGCCCACCCGGCGGCCATCCCGGAAATATTCCACCTTGTCATTTTTCGCAAAGCCCATGATGGCCTTGTCATTGGAAAATACCGTAACGGTGAGGCTGTTGGCCTCCAAACTGTCGGAGCGGAGGGCCTTGACCTCGTAAAGGATTCCGGAGGGGACCTTGATATCATCGTCCGTGGCGTAGCTGACGCCCTTGTAGCGGATCTCGTTAACTGCCATTGTCACGCCTCCTCCATTGTAATCCGGAAGCCCTTACCCCATCGGACGGAGCCGGGCACCGGCGGGATGCTAACCTCCTCCACGGTGGGCATGAAGGTGGCCGTCCGGACGGCGTTGTCCTTGGGCTCAAAGTAGGTGAGCTGCACGTAGTTCTTCAGGACCGCCGTCAGCAGCGCCGCCAGCTGCGGCCCCTGCTGGTCATTTACCGTCACGGAGACCCGGGTCTTGATGGCTAACAGATCCCGGGGCTGTAAGCCGCTGAGCCGCAGGGCCGCGTTGGAGCCCTCCCGGTACACATAGCCTACGGAGTACTGCCAGCGGTTGACGTAGTCGGTAAAATCCACGCCGTCAACGATATAGGGTGGCCGTGTCATCGGCTGCCTCCTCTCCCCGCCAGAGAGACGCCTCGGCGGTTGTCCTCTGCAATGCGGTACTTGTATTCCTTCCGGGCAAAAGTGACGCCGTCAATGGTCAGCTCCACCGGGATCGTCAGGTCATAGACCTTGGGCGTGCCGCCGCTGCCGCCGGTGTCCGAATCGGACACGGCCCGGCTGCTCCGCTGACTGCCGCCCAGCGTCCGCCCCGCCGCCATGGCGCTGCGGAGGAAGCTGGCCTCGCCGGAGGTCAGCACCGCCTCGCCCTGGTGCAGCTCCGCCACATAGCCGTCAAAGGGGACGTAATCCAGACCGTTTGCGTGGGAGCCGTTGACCCGCCGCTTGAGGAGGTCCGACACAGACGAGACACTCCAGCCCCGCTGGAGCGCATCCGATTTGGATACCCCGGCCGCCCGCTTGAATGTCCCGGCGTCTTGCATCCGCTTGGCGGCTGCATAGTCGATGACACCGCCGGCATTGACCAGACCGTTGGCCTGGTAGTCTGCCAGGTTGTACTGGCTGTCGATGGCCTCAAAGCTGGCCTGCGTGGCCTTTTGCTGCGCGTTGAAAAGATTGTCGAACCACTCCACCAGACTTGAAAGAGCGTTGACGCCCATCGTTGCTACGTCCACCAGAGCAGATCCGTACTCCAGCAGGAAGCTGGCCGCAGGCTGTAGCGCCTCGCCCAGCTGGGCCATGGATTCGTTCATGGTCTCTTGGGCGGTGTTGGCGGCAATGATGTCCTGGTTGTTCTCTACCCACGCCTGCCCGGTTGCCTGTAGGCCCTGCTCTGATAGCTGCTGCAGCACCAGATTGGCCCGCTCGGTGGTATCGGCGCAGGCCGCCAAACGCTCGTTGAACTCGTCCTCGCTGGTGCCTGCCCAGTTGAGGGCGTCCGCAAAGACGCCGGTGACCTTGCCCACCTGCACCGTCTCGTTGATGCTCTCGGACAGGCTGTCGATGGGGATAGAGTCGCCGTAGGTAGCCCATGCGCCGATGGCCTGCTCCATCATCACCGTCAAATCTTCCTGACTCAGCTTTAGCGCCTGAAGGTTGGCGGTAGCCGTGGCGGCCTTCTGCGTATCACCCAGCACCGCCTGAAACTTTTTGTAGATCTCCGTGGTCTGCTCCTGGGTGTAACCGGCCTGCTTACTGGAGGTCTCAAGCGTCCCAAGGATCGTCCGGTACTCCTTCGTGGACTCCGTGATGTTGACGATGCCGTCTGCCAGAGCCTTGGCCCCGGCCACAGCAGCACCGCCCGCCAGCAGCCCCTTCATGGAGCCCAGAGCCGCCACAACGCCGTTGATGTCGCCGCTCTTGGCTGCCTCGCCCAGCTGTCCAAATGCCTCCTTGAGCTGGCCCATGCCGTCGGAGCCTTCATCCCCGGCGTCCTTGACGGCCTTGCCGAATTCGTCGATGCTGGACGCCGTACCGTCTGCCGACTGGGCGGCCTCATCCAGATACTTGTCGGTGTTCTTCAGCTCCCGGTCAAACTTAATCAGCTCCACTGTGGCCGTGTTCAACTGCCGCTGGTAGCTCAGAACCACATCGCTGTTCTCATCGTAGGCGCTTTTGGCGCTCTCCAGCATCCGGGCCAGTGCCTGGACCTTCTCCTTCTGCTGGTCATACTGCTGCTGTAAAATGGCCTGCTTCTTCCGCAGCGCCTCGGCGCTGTTGGCCTGGCCGTCAAACTCGGCGGAGACCTTGGCCATCTCGGACTTCATGCCGGAAAGGCTGTTGTTCACAGCCTTCATCTGCTTCCGGAATTCCCCCTCGTTTTTGATCGAGATCTCAGTTGTAATCTGCCGGACCGCCATCGTCTCCCTCCTCTCCGCCGCTCAAAAGCGTCACCATGTCCAGATACTCGCCCGGCGTCAGCAGCAGGGCGTCTGCCGGGGCCAGATGCAGCCGGGCGGCGCATACGGCCAGAAAACTGATCCGCAGCCGCTCCGGATCCTCCGCCCGCTCATCCTCCCGGGCCGCCAGAACTAAGTTGACCTCCCCGGCGTCCTCTCCGGAGGGCACTGCCCGGTAAAAGCCCCGCGCAATAGCCTGCCGCACGGCGGTGCGGACCGCTGCCCGGTCCTGAGAGCACCACGGCCAGCCCGTGGCCCGCTTGCGGTCGGTATAGCCCTGCCGTCTGCGCCACAGCGCCGCCTGCTGCATCAGCAGCTCCGCCAGCTCACAGCAGGCCATCCAGCCCTGGGGGGTGTCCTCCATGGCCCCGGTGGCCCGCAGGATGCTGTCATGGACGCCGAATCGGTCATAAATATCAAAAAGCGCCCCCGCCGTCAGCATGAGCGGCAGAGGGCTGCCGTCGAAATCAAACGTAACGTATCGCATGGCAAAAACCTCCTGCAAGGGCGGCCCATTGCGGGCCGTCCTTGCGGTAAAGATCAGGTGCTCCAGACGGCCACGATCTCGTGAGCCGCCGCGATGGAGCTTACGGTGTACTTGTGCGTGGCCAGCTTGCTGGTCACGTTGACGGCGTTGTCATACAGCGCCGTGGGGTCCTTGGTGCCGAAGTCGATGGCCAGGCTCTGCCCGGCGGTCACATAGGTGGTGCCCTCTCCGGGATCGCTGGTGCCGGTGCCGATATGGGTGATGGTCACGCCGTAGGCCGCCGTGCCGCCCGCCAGAGAGTCAATGAACGCCTCCGCCTCGGACTGGGTGGGGAACTCCTGCCGCTCACGCCATGCGTCCGCGTTGTCCTTCATCACCCGCAGGCTCACCGCGTTCATTTTGGGGTTGAAATCGCTCTTGCGGGTGTCCGCCTCCTGCCTCTCCGCACTCAGCATGGCCGTGACCTTGTAGAAGAACGAGGCCCGGTAGACCAGGGTCTTGTCCTTCTTCAGGATCGGCTCAATGAAGGCGTAGGCGCCGTTGGGGGCGCTGTCCTCGCCCTTGGCGGTTTCCCGGCCCGCCTTGTAGCTGTGGCCGTAGAGCTTGGCGTTGACCTCCAGATCGCTCAGCGTGGTCTCCACGTCCACCTGACCGGAGACGAACTGCTCGAAATACAGCAGCATGGCGTCATCGCCGGTGATGTCGCCGGAGGCCGTGGTCAGGCTCAGATAGCCTTTGACGGCTGCGCCCATATCTACCTTCTCGCCGTAGACCGGATGGGTGCCCACCGGCTCGCTGGCAAAGGGGAAGAAGTAACTGGATACCATCCCAAGAGGTGTTTTAACTGCTTTGTTGCCCATTGGTTCCTCCTTACAGATTTTTGGATTTTAAGTATTCATCATACACGGCGAACTCTGCCGCTTCTACTTGATCGGCAGACGCTTCAACTGTGCTGTGCATCCACATTTTTGCGGGTATTCCACGCCTTGATGCGCCGAACTCGTGAATAAAGCCGACTTCGTTATTAGTCACATCGACAGTGTCCCCGCCGACCGTGTACGTCCTGCCGTGCTTGGATTGCTTATAGACCTTTGTCACAGCCCTACGATTCCGAGTTCCATGCTTACCATAAGGATAGATCTTATAAATGATTTCGCCATGGCGAAGTTTTCGGAACGCTCGAATGGAATTCAATAGACTGCCCGTCTTGATCAGTCCTAACGCTTCAATTTTTTTCTTCAGCGCTGTAACAAGGACATCCGCTCCCGCCTTCAACATGTTATCTTTGACTGAATTCGGCAGCTCCGCAGCCTCTTTAAGGGACAGGGAGAACTCATCAAGCCCTATGACCGTGAAGACCATCAGCCCACCTCCAGATCCAGCGCCTGACACTCCAGAACGTAGTGCTGACCCTCCAGATCGCTGGCGTTGGTATAATCACCCACCGCAAGACCGGCGTCCAGCATGGCCCGTCGGAGCTGCCGTTTCAGGCGGAGCGGCGTCTGCCCCAGCGGCAGATACAGGTGCAGCTGGATCAAATACCGAATGGCCTGCGGCTCATTGTCTCCGAACACATCCGGAGACTCTGTGTAGTTAAACACGCAGTAAATCTCTGCCGGAGTCTCCCCAGCGTCGGGCCGGTACACATCCGGAACGCATACCGGCACGATGGGCGTCACCGCCTGGATGATGGTCTCATTGATGCTCATACTCAGCCTCCCGCCGTCAGCAGTCTGGCGATCAGCTCCGTGTACTCGCCGCCGTCGCCGTAGTCATTGACGTACTCGATCTCGTAGTCCGCGCCGTTGTACCGCACCCGGTCCTTCCGGCTGATGGCCGTATGCCCGGAGCGGATCAGAAACCGCACCTTGACGTCGCCCATGTCCGCACTCTGCCGCAGCGCCTCGGAGCCGCTGACCCGGGAGAACTGCGCCCATGGGCGCCGGATCACCGTCTCCGTGGTGGCTGCGTAGCCGTCAGCGTCAGGGGAGGTGGAGATCCGCACGATCTCCACCCGCTTATTCAGCTTTCCAGCATTCACGTCCATGGCTTAGCCTCCCGTGTCCGAATCGGACCGCACCGGCTCCGTCCGCTTCAGCTGGTTGATCCGCCTCCGGAAGGCCGGATTGTCTGCAAACGCCTTGTCGGCAGTCTGAGTGCCTCGATTTTCCCAGGCGTCCAGCACCATCGCCAGAATGCAGATGTTGTAATTGGGCAGGCGTGCGGAACCGGCCTTCGGCTCCGCCACGCCCGCGTCGAGCAAGTAGCTGACGGCGGCCGCATGGAAACTCTCCAGCAGGGCCAGGTCCTCCGGCGAGGGATCGTCGATCCGGCAATAGCTCAGGATGCTGGCCTGCCGGTCACTAAACGCCGCCATCCGTCACCCCTCCGATCAGCCGCCGATGGTGGCGCGCTCGTAGCCGGTGAATACCACAGCGGTATCGTCCACGCTCTCGGCGTCCATGCGGCACAGGCAGCGCAGCTCATAGGCGTCGTTAGCCCATGCGTCGCCGCCCACATCCGTAGCCGCGACCTCCATGCCCTTACGGACAAACAGAGTTGCCGCCGCCTTGAAGTCGCCGATAAACAGGGGATCGTAGGTCTTAGACGCGGCCTTGTGCTCACCGATGAGATCGTTGTCGCCGTAGACCACGCGGCGGCCCTTGAAGCGGTCGAAATCGCCAGACACGTCAGGCACCAGCATAGGCCGGTTGTTGCCGTCCACCCAGTTGTCCATCTCGTCATAGACGGTCTGGTTGGTCAGCAGCACAGCGCCCCGGCTGTATGCCGTGTTCAGGCTCTTGTTCAGGATGGACTTGATGGCCTTGACCTTGTCCTTGTCGGTGGTGGCGCTCTGAGCCGTGAAGGTCAGCTTCTTCAGGATCGTCAGCAGCAGATCATTCTTGGTCAGGATGTACTTGGGGCCGAACCACTGGGCCAGGTACTGGATCAGGCCGGCGGTATTATCCTCCATCAGCTCGCTGGAAACCTGCAGGCGGTCACCATACTTGCCGATGTTGTAAGAGACCTTCTTGAACTTGGGCTGGTTATTCTTGCCGATGGGGGTATTCTCGCCCACCAGAGGCAGCTTCTTCCGCTGGCCCGCCACCTCAACGGCACGCCAGCCGGTCATGGTGGAAACCGTTTCCACGTTAAACAGGGTGGAGAGATCCAGATAGTCCTTGGTCTCCCGGATGATGGCGTTGTCGAAATCAATGGGAACGAGGAAACCGCCGTCGGAACCGGCGGGAGTGCCGCCGCCCACCGTCAGGGCCTTGTGCAGAATGTTGAACTTCTCCACACCCATGGACTTCTTCACGGTCATGCCCGTCCGCAGGGCCTCCGCCCACGCCTTCGCGTACTCCGGCTCAGACCGGATGGCGTCCACGCTCTTCTCGGCCTCCTCTTCCGCCTTCTTCTGCTGCTTCTGGGCGTGCAGAGCCTTCATCTTGGCGTCGCCCTCGACGAAGCGGCCTTCCTCGGCCAGCTGAAGTTCTGCGGCGTCGATCTCCTCGTTCATCTTCTGGACCTCGCCCATCAGGGTCTTGTGGGCGTCAAAATCCTTTTTCGCCAGCAAGCCCTCACCCTCGCGGACCTTTTCCGCCCGCTTGTTTTTCAGTTCCAGCAATTCCTGATAAGTCATGTCTCACATACCTCCATATCGTCTTGTTTCTAACTCCTGCATGGCCTCCGCCATGCGCTGGGTCTCGGGATCGGAAGCCGGCTCTGCCGGGCCTCCGTAGCGCTTGGACTTAATAACGCCGGCCTCCGGCTGGGCGGGAACAGCCACGAAGGACACCTCATAGACATCCATTGGATCATCCAGCGCCATCACGCAAAGCTGGCCGTCATAGGTCTGTCCGGCGTGATGCTCGCAGTAGGCCTTAGACTGATCCGCCCCGCAGATGGAGCAAATGGCGCTGCTCATCGCACAGCCCACACTGCACTCCCGTAGGATGCCGGTCTCGATCGCGGCGATCGTCCCAGCCGTGCTATCAGAACGGGGCATATAGCACCGCAGCACCAGCTGCTTGATCTCGCCACGGGTCTCCACGTCAGCGGCGTAGACCCGGGCCGTCTGGCTGGCGGCGGCCCACTTGTGGTCCATCAGCACAGACTTGCCGACAAACATCGGAGCCAGCCCCTCCAAGGCCTTGTCCGTAAACCGCTCATGATCCCGATCTACCTGATTGTCGCAGGCTGCCATGCGGAAGGTAAAAACCTCCTCGGCTTCCAGCTCCCGCAGAGCCTGCTTGTTGATAAGCGCCAGCTCCGCCGCGTTGACCGCCTGTTTTTCCACATGGGCGGCCTTTAAAATTCCATTCATGCTGTACCTCCATCATCCGGATTTTTCCCCAGCGCCCGGATCACGCTCAGGCGGGCAAAATCCGCCAGGGGGCCGTAGTTCCAGCTTGCGTAGTAGGTGCTGCCGCCGGGGATCCGGCCTCGGTCCTCCAGTGCGCGGATCTCATCAGCGTTGAGCGCGCCGATCTCCCGCAGTGCCCGGTAGTAAGCAGCCTGAGCCGTGGTGTCACCCTTGAGGAATACCTTCAGCTCCCGCTTGATCCGCAGACCGCCCGCCCGCTCAGACGGCAGCAGCAGCTTGTAGGTGTCCTCCTGCCCCCACTGGGTCTCGTAGCCCAGCAAGGTGTAGTTGACAAACTCAATGCCGTTTTGCTCATTGCTGGCGTAGCTCTGCTTTCCGGCATAGGCCAGATGGAGGGGTACGCCGAAGAACCGACACACATCCGCCACCCGGATTTCGTTGCTCTCAACAAATTGTGCGTCACTGTTGGTCATGGAGATGGGCTGATACTTCAAGCCCAGGTCCAGCACCGCCACCCGGAACGCTTTGTCTGGACCCCGGTGCACACTCTCCCAGGAGCGCCGCAGCTCCTCTTTGGGATCGACCCATACGGTAGAGCCGTCCGCCTGCACGCGCTGGACTTGCCCGCCCAGGTCAGAATCTGTGGTCAGGATGCCGCAGGGCTGCCCGCCGTTGAGCCACGTGCTGTTCTCGTACTGCGCCGCAGCCCGGGCGGTGCTCAGCGTCAGGGACGCCCGCTTGAGCACGCTCACGCCCTCGATGCCGTCCTCGCTGTATGCCTTGTAGTGGATCACATCCTCCGGACGAAGCAGCGTCATCTCGCCGCTGACCGGGTGGGTGAACACATACCAGAAATCGCCGATATCATCGAAAACCGGCGATACATAGTCCGGAGGCAGAGGGATCAGCTCCTGTGGCCGGCCGCTCCGAGGATCCCGCACGATACCTGCATAGGCATTGCCCCGCAGCAACTGGTTGCACATCATCAGCCGCTGGTAGTCGAAGGTGCTCATGGACTCATTGGCCCGGCTCCACAGCATAGGCTGGAGAGGATGATCCGGCAGCCTCTCCTTAGTGGACTCATTCATGGTGTACACCGGAAGCACCGCCATAGACGTGCTCAAGACCTCCACGCACCGGTTGACCGTTGACACCTTCATTGCCTTGTCCCGGCTCATGGCTACGCTCTCTTCGCCGGAAATCCAGCCCGCCGGGTTATCCAAAGTCATCGTTGGGATCGCCCCTCCGAGAGATTTCTGCCGGGGACTGTCCAGTGTCCGCCCAGCTCTCACCAGGCCCTTGCGCAAACTCATCTGTCGTCCTCCTCACCAAACATGGCTACCACAGCACCAGCCATGGCCAGCACGCCGCCGGTGATCAAACCGGCTGGCAGATAGATCATCCCGGCGCCTACAGCCGTAACGGCTGCACCGGCCACCAAAACGAACATGCTGACATTTTTGACGATTGCCGTTGCAAATCTTTTTCTCATATCTCCACTCCTTACAAGTGATACGCTCGCTGCCGCATCGCCTCCGCCAGATCCGGCTTTTGATTTCGTTTTACGATCCACGCTGCCACGGCGATGATCCACGCCACCGTGATATCGATGCGCCCGATGCTCCGGTTCTTCATGGGCTTCTGGTTTTCGTTTCCATCTACCGCGCACCGAACGTTGCCGAAGCACCACCGGGCGCAGGTGTTGTGGACATGCAGCATCTTGTGTTCCCGGATCAGGCCCTCCAGCTCCTTCATGGCGGGGCTCATGCCTGCCATGGTCTGGGGGATGGCGATGATCTCCACGCCCTCATCCTGGAGCAGCGGCGTCATGGTGGCCGTCAGATACTGGTCAATACCCAGCGCCCGCAGGTCATACCGCTCCTTGGCGTCCAAAATGGCCGCGATCACGTCCCGGTTGTCGATCATGTCGCCCTGGCAAAGGGTGAGGAACCCGGCCCGCTCCCAGTCCCGGTAGGGCACATGGTCCCGCTGCTCTGCCTCCAGCACGCCCTCCAGGGGCCGCCATGCCCGGAACAGGGCCACGCCGGTATCCAGTCCCGGCTGGGGCGGGAATACCAGCACCAGGGCGCTGAGGTCCGTCCGCAGGGACATATCCAGCCCGCCGTAGCAGGTCTTGCCCGTCAGGTGCTCCGCCACCCAGACCTCCCGCTCCGCCTTGGCGGAGGGGCCGATCTGGGTCTTATCGTAAAGGGTCAGGGGCAGCCACCCCACGTCCTTGGTAGAGATCCACTGGTTTAGACGAAGCCACCGGAAATTGCGCTCCGCCGCCTCGCTGGCCTTGGCCGCCCGGGCGTCATCCCGGAACTGCCGGGGCTGGATCGTCACGCCATAGCTGGGGTTGCAGATTTTCCACAGTGCCTCGTCATAGATGTCCAGCTCCGCAATCCTGTCCGGATCGTCCTGCGTCAGGGTGGAGATGCCGTACATAATGGGGAGCCACTGCGGATCGTCCTCATCCATGGGACGCTCCGGCTCACCCCGCCGCCATGCCAGCAGCCTGCGGCATTTCTCATGGACCTCCCAGCCGATGGACTTACGGTCTGGGTCATCGCCCGCCGTGGTCAGCACGATCACCGCCTGCTGGAGCCGGGCCGCGTTGGAACCAACCGTCAGGACGTCCCACAGCCGCCGGTTGGGCTGGGCGTGCAGCTCGTCGATGATAATGGCCGAAAAGCTGAAACCGTGCTTGGTGTCCGCGTCGCTGCTGTAGACCTTCATCATGCCGCCGAAGCGGGTGCGGATCTCTCGGACGCTGTCCCGGCACCATGCCAGCGGCCGGTGGGCCGGCTGGCCCAGCGCTGTGTGCTCTACCATGTACTTGGCGCACTGGTAGATGATATCGGCGTTGGTCTTATCGGCGGCAAAGATGCCCACCTGCGGGCGGCTCTCGCCGTCATTCACCAGCAGATTCAGCCCCAGCCCGGCCGCGAACTCGCTCTTGCCGTTCTTCTTGGCGATTTCGTCATACAGAAACCGGCGGTATCGCACCCACTGGCCGCGATCGTTGCGGATCTGGATGCCGAAGAACTCCCGGATGGCCCGCTGCTCCCACTCCAGGAGGTGGAAGGGCTGACCGGCCCACTGGTTCTGGCCGAACACCAGCATGGAGAAGAATTTCTCCACACGGTCCACCTCGGTCTGGTTGTACCGGAGCTCCGCGCCGTCATCCGGCGTCGGTACTTCGATACCCGGCGCCAGCGTCAGAATCTCAGGCATACCGATCCATGCCTCCCCGGATCAGCTCCAGCATGGGGTTGTTGTCCTCCGTCGCCTGCTTGCCGGTATCTGGCACCACCAGGCGGCAGCGGCTGGTGACGGTCAGGCCCATATCGTTGGCACAGTTCCGGGCTTGCTTGAAGTATCGCTCCTGGATCTTGCCCCAGCCGTCGGCGTTCTCCTGATCCCGCTGGGCCAGTGCCTTTTCTGCCTCGCCGGTGGCAATGAGCCACTGGTGCTGGGCCACCAGATAGCGGCCCAGGGTATCGGCGTCCAGCTCCGCGTAAAGCCCGGCGGCAATCAGCCGCTTGCCGATAGCCCGGAAGTCCTTTTTCAGCGTCTCCGGCAGCCACTTGGGCGGCTTGGCCGTCTTGGCGGGGGAGACCTTCACCTCACCGGCCCTTCGCTCCGCCTCCTCGGTTTTGCTCAGGTGCTTGCGCCCGTTGGCAATGACCACATCCGTCGGCTGTCTTTTCCCGGCCATTCCGGCCCTCCTTTCTCCGCTGGTTTCTGATAAACCGCTGCATGTCCCGTTTCAAGTACGGGCTGTTGGTCCGCGCGATGATCCGCTCAGCCTCCTGCACGGTCATTTAGCGCCGCCTCGCTTTCCAAGGCTTTTTACAAGCACCTTTTCCCGATCAGATAATGGCCAAATGATTTTTCCATCCGCTGACATGCGGGAGTTTTGCTGAGATTCAGAAATGGCAGCCAAACGCGCGCTCATGACTTCCAACGAGGCTTCTTCTGCTTTGGATTTTTTAGCAGCCGCCGCCTCTGACAACAAGAAGCCGCCGCCAAAAATGGCCTTGCCTTTTTCCTTTTGGGCATCCAGAGCTCGTGTAAATTGAAGATCCTCATTGGAAAAACACAATGACTGGCCATGCTTCGCAAGGTCAAAATCCTGAACGCATAAAACGTTGCGCGGATAAATGTACCCCGGAAGCTCAATCCGGGATTCACCCCGGTTACGTTTATCAGCCTCGTCTATCAAAGAGAACAACTCCCCGGAAATCTCCACGCGCCACCCCCCCAAATTTGTGACAAAGGAAGTATTAACGCGGGCACCGTTTTCGTATGTAACCGCCGCCGAAACAGGCACATAGTTTGATTTTCCCGCATTTGTGGAAAACAGCGTCAGTGTTGGAGCAAACAAGAAGTAGCGGATGCCATGCTCATCAAAGAATCTGCAAATTTGCGAAAGAATGGAAAATGGCGGGTTGTCGATCACCACGCAGCCATCCGGGTAGGTCTCGTGCTCATAGTCGCCGCCGGGGTAAAACGGGCGGAGGATCTGAGCGTCGCCAAGTTTATAATGCGCGACAGCCCAATCCTTGACGGCGTCATAAACGATCTCCGGAGTAAAGCAATCATCCGTTGTTTTTTTGGCTTTAAACTTATCGGTAAACGCCTCGTATTCCTCGGAGCTTTCGCCCTCCTCGTCGCCCCAGAAGTGCTTACCTTCCGGTTCCGCAGCTTTTCCGGGAGCAGCCCGGGTGTAGGCGTTTACCTCGATGGCTTTCAGGCTCTCAGCGTCAAAACCAGCGATCCCGGTGTCGAAATTCAAAGCCTCCAGACCTTCCAGCTCGATTTTTAGCAGCTCCGTGTCCCATGCTGCCGTCTCGCTCAGCCGGTTGTCCGCCAGGATGTATGCCTTGCGCTGAGCCTCCGTCAGGTTGGTCACCAGCACGCAGGGCACCTCGCTCATGCCCTCCGCCCTGGCGGCTTCCACTCGGCCGTGGCCTGCGATGATGTTGTTGTCAAAATCGATGAGTACGGGAGTTACAAAGCCAAACTCCCGCAGGCTGGCCCGGATCTGGTTGATCTGCTTAACGCCGTGCTTCTTGGCGTTGTTCGCGTAGGGGATGAGATCGTCAATGGGCACCATGGTCAGTTGCTCCGCTGCGATCCGCACCGTCTGATCGTCTCTCGTCGGCGCCGGATTGACGCCGCCTTTTCCGGCAGTCCCGCCGGGTGTCTTTTTCTTTGCCATGCTGATCCTCCTGTAATACCCGGCGCACACGGCGACCCTCGCATGGCAACCAGGGCCGCCGCAGGAGGATCAAGCCCGCTGCGGCGCGAACGCCGCCGTGTGCGTCGGGGGAATGTGTCCGAATCGGACCGTGTGCTCCGGCTCATGACCCGGCCTCCGTGGTAGGGCACGGAGACCGGAAGGGAAGGGAAGAAAGGATGAATACCGGCACAGGGGCCGGGTCACAAGCCGGAGAAAACAAAAAGGGCAAGGGCCGACGCGCACCGATTCGATGCGTGCTGACTCTTGCCTTTCAGGCTTTTGGTCTATGCCATGTGATTCAGTTTCTGCTGCACCCTCGCAGCGTTTTGCGGTCTTTCGCTGCGCTCCCGCAGCACCCTGGCCCTCGCTGGTTCGCCTCGCCGGACTGCCTCCGGATCTCCGCCGACTCTCCCGTGGGGAAAAAATCCCGCACGGAGGGGGGCCAGCGGTATTTCCGGCAGCGGCGAAAACTTCAACCGGCCGGGGGGAGGGTGCAAGGAAC